GTCTGTAGGCGACTATGTTTTGCCCGAAGTGCTAGATGAGCAAGAGGCTGTAGATAACCAGTTGCTTGACTGGTGGTCTAACTATTCATGGGAAAACGGATTGAGCCAAGAAGAATTTGCAGAGGGTATTGAAAAGTATGCTACTGCTGTTATGGGTCAGCAACCTGATCTTGATGCCGTGCAAAAAGAACTAGGTGATAATGCTATTGAAAGGGTAGAAGCCGTTCAGTTATGGATGAATAAGTTCTTCCCTGATGCCGGAATGCAGGAAGCAGTTGCTCAACTAGGCTCAAGTGCAGCAGGTATAAAAGCATTGGAGCATATAATAGAACAAACAAAATCCTCTAATGTTTCAGGTCAGGGAACTATAGCAGGCCAAATTACAAAAGCAGATGTCGAAGCTAAGATGAAAGACCCAAGGTACTGGCAGCAAGGCAGACGTGACGAAGCCTTTGTACAGGAGGTCAACAATGAGTGGAAGCGTCTTTACGGGTGAGGGCGATTACGGACTTGCTGAGATAATAAGAAGCAGACCTAGTCATGCTGAAAAATTACAACATAACCTAAGGGATACTGATTTACGGGAATGTATGATTGCAGGTGTCTCTCCGTGGAGAGCATTAATGCAATCATTACAATTAGATAACGCAGAAACTTATACTGTTTTATTAAAAGAAGAACCTGTAATGATGTTTGGTGTAGTGCCTCAGCATGAACTTGTTGCTAGGATATGGATGCTATGTAGTCCTATTGTTGAGAAACATCCTAAAACATTTGTAAAGTTATCGCCATCTATAGTCGAATACTTTCAAGAAAGATATTTTTTATTGGAAAATGTATGCCCTATGGATCATTACAAGACTTTAAGTTGGTTAGAATATCTTGGGTTTGGCTTTCTTCCAACTCCTATTATGATTAATGGCTATTATGTTTTACGATTTGTGCGTTGTCAAAACCTATATTATATGCAATCCCTTGAAGATACACGGCCTGTAATAAGCTGACAGCCCTAACGGATAACTGGATGACGCTGAAAACAGACAACCGATAGCAACTATAACAACAAACTGCAATGAGCAGGGAAAGGACTAATAATGGCTAATACAATAGATCAAGCCTTTATTAAGCAGTTCGAGTCCGAGGTACATCTTGCTTACCAAAGAATGGGTTCAAAGTTAATGAACACTGTTCGTAACGTAAGTAATGTTGCAGGAAGCGTAGTACGCTTTCAGAAAATCGGTACTGGTTCAGCTTCAACTAAATCAAGAAATGGTATGGTTACTCCGATGGAACTAGATCATACTAACGTAGAAGCAACATTAGCAGACTACTATGCTGCAGAATACATTGACAAGCTAGACGAACTCAAGACTAACATCGATGAGCGTCAAGCTATTGCAACTTCTGCTGCTGCTGCATTAGGCCGTAAGACAGATGAGATTCTTATTACAGCTATGGATGCAGGTGCTAATGCAACTCAGTTACATGACACTAGTAGTGCTGTAGAAAAAGCAGATTTATTATCAGCTTTTGAAACATTTGGTTCTGCTAACATACCTGAAGATGGTGGTAGATACATCGCTATGCATCCAAAAGGATTTGCTGACTTATTTTTAATTAATGAGTTTGCCTCTTCTGACTATGTAGGTGATCAAAATTTACCATACGCAGGTGGCATGACAATGAAAGAGTTCTTAGGATTTAAGATTTTTTCAACAACTGCTGTAACTGCAGGTAAGAATATGGCATATCATACAACTTCTGTTGGTCTTGGCATAGGTGCTAATGTCACAACTGAGTTAAATTATGTGCCTGAAAGAGTTTCACACTTAGCCACATCAATGATGTCTATGGGTGCTGTTGTTATTGATAGCAATGGTATCTATGAACTTCTTGATAATAATACATAGGAGGTGAATCATGGCTTATAGTGCAGCAAACCTAACAAGAATTGGTGGAGCATCTAATGGCGATCTCTGGTTTTATACATCAGCAGATGCTATTGCTACTGTGAATACATCAGGTTATTTCAACGATGCAGCAAATATGCTTGCAGTTCGTGATGTAATTATTGTTGTAGATACAAATACACCAACAACAAACTTTGTTAATGTGTTATCAAATACTGGTACAGTGGTTGACGTTTCTGACGGAACTGCCGTAGTAGAAACTGATGGCGACTAATAACTAATGGCATCAACGGCATCCAATTCAGCGTTAGATATTGCATCAAGAGCCTTAGTGCTTATTGGTGCAGAGCCAATCACTTCATTTGAAAGTAGTTCGACTGAAGCATTGGTAGCATCTAACATGTATGAGGATGTCGTTAGGTCAGCTTTGTGTATATGCAGATGGAGATTTGCAACAGAGCAAGCAGTACTTAACCAATTAACAGATACTCCTACAGGTAGATTTGATATTGCTCACCAACTACCTAGTAACTTATTAATGTTACATGCTGTTACTATCAATGATAATAAAATACAGTATACAGTTTATGGTAACAAAGTATTCTCAGACTCAACAACTAATGATGTTTTGGTTGCAGATTATACTTACAGAGCAGACGAAACAGATTTCCCATCATACTTTGCTTTAGCAGTACAGTATTCTTTAGCTTCTGTTTTTGCTACTGCAATAGCTAGAGACGATAAGCTTATGGAAATGATGGAAGTAAAAGCAGAACGACTAATGGCAAAGGCTAGAAACCTTGATGGTCAGCAACAAACATCAAGAGTATTGACAACCACGAGGTTCAGAACAAATAGGTTAAGCTAATGGCAAGGATTAGAGTACCACAAAATAGCTTCCAGTTTGGTGAGATAAGTCCTTCATTAACTTCAAGAACAGATACTGCCGTATATAAAAATTCTGCCGAAAGAGTTAGAAACTTTTTTATACGTGGAGAGGGTGGGGTTACTAAAAGACCCGGCACTAAACGATGGCACAACTTTGGCAGTAGTCCATCATATGACTCTGCTCTTAGGCAAACAGTTCGTATAGAACCATTTTCATTTTCAGATGACGAGCAATATATAATTGCTTTTAGCAATACACGGATTGAGATATTCCAAGTTAGTCCAACTACTGGCGATATATCATCTATACAAACTCTTACAGGACAGTCTTGGTTAGTTAACACAAGTGCTGCACCATATCTTGAGGAGTATACATTTGCTCAACAAAGTGATGTTATGTTTATCTGTCATCAGACAATAGCACCAAGAAGATTAATAAGAACTGGTCTAACAACATTTACAGTTGAAACATTTAACTTTGAGTCTTCTGTTAATAGTGAACATGTGTTTCAGCCATACTATCCATTTCAACCTTTAGGCATGACTATATCGGCAAGTGCTACAAGTGGTACTGGTGTTACCTTAACAACATCAGGTGACTATTTTACATCAGATCATGTTGGTGTGTACTTAAAGATAGGTAGTGCTGAGTGTGAGATAACCGGTTACACAAATGCAACAACTGTAACAGCAACTATTTATGGAACTCTTAGGCAGCAATTAGATATAAATGCATTTAAATCTACGGAAAACAGTGACACTCTAAGAATAACTCATGCGTTGCATGGTCTTGCAGTTGGAGCAAGTATTACTATAGATAGAGCAGGTACTATTGGAGGTGTTTCAATAAACCAAATTAATGGTGTAAGAACTATTACTGCTGTTATAAATGAAAACGAGTATGAAGTTACTATGGGTTCTACAGCAAACGAATCTGAAGATGGTGGTGGCAGACCAAGGATTGAAACTGGTGCAGCTACAACTGAATGGCAAGAACAAAGTTATTCTGCTGTCCGTGGTTATCCTGCAGCAGTTACCTTCCATCAAAACAGATTATGGTTTGGCGGCACACTAGCACAGCCTGATGGTATATGGGGTAGCAAGTCAGGACAGTATTTTAACTTTGATATTGGTGATGGTGAAGATAATGATGCATTGGATTTAACTGCAAACGTAGGTGAGATATTTACTGTAAGGCATTTGGTATCAAATAGAGACCTACAGGTATTTACTACAGGTGCAGAACTATTTGTAAAAGCACCAGTAGAAAAACCAGTTACTCCGGCTAATGCACAGATAAGAAGACAGACACCATATGGTGCGTCATTTGTAAGACCTACTTTGTTTGATGGTGCTACTTTATTTATTCAAACAACTGGTTCTGCATTAAGAGAGTTTTTATTTGCTGATGCTGAACAAGCATATACATCTGTAGCAGTATCAGGCCTTGCTCCACATCTTATACTTAATCCTGTTCAACAAACTTCAATTAAGGGTGCGTTAAATAGAAGTGAGTCCTATGCTTTTCTTTTAAACAATGATGGTACAATAGCTGTATTTTATTCTATTAGGGGAGACAACAAAGCAGGTTGGGCATTATGGGATACGGCAGGTAAATGGCATTCTATATGCAGTGTTTTTGAAAGATTGTTTGTGGTAGCATCAAGGGATGATGGTTCAGGAACAGATAAGCTTTTTCTTGAAGAGTTTCAGGTTGATATGCCTATGGATTTTTGTGATGAGTTTAGTGCAACAAGTAGTGTGTTTAGTGGTTTAACATCTCATTTTTCAAATGGTGCTGTTGTCAAAGCAATTAGTGGTAATGATTATCTTGGTGAGTTTACGATAGCCTCAGGACAAATAGATGCATCATTAGCTAAATCAAATGTGTCCACTGGCTACATAGGTTATGCATTCGTTCCTCTCATCAAAACCTTGCCAGTGGATGCAGCTATTATAGGTGGGCCTCTTACTGGTGAGCCAAGAAGAATTAGTAGAGTTGTATTAGATTTGTTTTCTACATTAGCTGTTTCAGTAAATAATAAAGATTTAGTTTTTAGGAATGTAACTGATGATATGTCTTTGGATAGAGTGCCAGTTACAGGTAAAGAAGAGTTTAGATTGATAGGGTATAGCCGTGACCCAAGAGTAAACATTTCACAGAGCTATCCTTTTAGTTTAGATATTAATGGCATGGTAGTGGAGGTAGCATTCGGATGAGTTGGTGGATGGTAGCAGGTGCAGTTGTTAGTGCATATGGTTCAATGCAAGCAGGTAAAGCAAGGGCAGCAGAAGCTAGGGCACAGGCAGCACAGTTAGAAGAACAAAAGAAAGATGCAAAAGTAACAGCTATGCAAGAGCATAATATAAGAATGGCGAACTTACAAAATTTTATGAATGTAAATGCTGCTATTCAAGGTGTTATGGGCAGGGATGAAGACAGATCATTAAAAGCTATTAGAGAAAAAGCAATGAGTGAGGCTGAAACAGCAGAGGGTAGAGCAAGACTTCAATACATTGCAGAACAAAGTCAACGTAAAAAGAGTATTCAGATATCAAATATGCAAGCACGTAATGCAAGACGGGCAGGCACTATTAGTGCTGTATCAAGTTTATTAACTGCAGCTAATCAATATTCTAAAATTGCACCGGGCACAGGTTCGCCTATGACAATGAGGCAAGTTGGTTATGGAAGTAGGAGTTATAGTACATAATGGCAGAATTTTTAAAAGCTAAAACCACAACATTTGTTAATAGACCACTTGGTATTATTAATACTAGAACTGGTGCAGCAGAAAGTTATGAAGCTTTGGCAAGAGCAGGTCAACAAGCACAGCAAATGTTTTATGAAGAAGCTGTTGAAAATCAAAAGAAAGCAGGTAGAGATTACGTTCAGAATCTTAGAGTA